CCGGTTGGGTATGGTAAGTCCAACTCTAACGAGTTTGGCCTGGTTGCCCCTAGAAGGGGACAACAGGCGCTGACTGTGACGAGTACGCTCCCTGGTTGGAGCACAATTCGGGCCGTGGGCGTTTATTATCAAGACCAAGACGGAAACCACAGGCTTAAATTCAACTTTACGGGGTCTTGTACGTCGGGCGCGCGCACGTCCGGTACATGGGCTATTACTGGAGTTACGTGGAAAAACGTTGCTAACTTTTTGCAATGCGTTTCTGGGTTTAGTAACGGAGGCGGTGCCGCCGTCGGAGCTTATACGACGCCGCCTAACGGCAACTCAATAAACCTGGAACATCTTTCTTCGACAACCACGCTGTACTGCATTTCCGGCGACGTCGAACTCGAATCTAGACCAAGCTGGGCATAAGCCATGGAACATCTAGAGCGTGTTTTAGACAAACTAGACCGCATCGATGAGCGCTTGGACTTAAGCAATTGACGCCCTTGCCGGTTTAGCGTAAAGTAGGAACCGGCTCTTTTTTCTCAATACATGGCCTCCATAAGGAGGACAGCGATAGTGGGTTACAATAAAGATAGCCAGGTCGAGTTCGACTCGATAGACAGAGCCAGCATCGCCTTGCAGCGCGACCGGCGCACGATAGCTAAGGCGATCGAGAGCAATAGATGTGTAAACGGGTATTTTTGAAAGTTTAAGGAGTAGATATGCCACAGTTTTTTCAAGACAACATCCCGCTGCTCCAGAGGGACACTGGAACGCAGATCAGCATGCCAGCGACGTACAACGGCCAGCTAGCGCGCGCCCGCGTGGCCGGCCAAGGCTACCGCTGGTCCTCCGCCCTCGCCTGCAACCTAGCCACCACCGGACTCGGCGGCCTCGATACCGGCGCACTCGCGGCCAACACCCTGTACCACGTGTACCTCTGCGTCAGCAGCAACATCGTAGGACTGGTGGTCAGCGCCAACGGCCCCAGCACGGGACCGACCGGCTTCAGCCAGAACAGGTACGTCGGGAGACTTCGAACACAGAGCGGCAGCGCGAACGTGGCAGAGCTCGCGGTAGTCAACGTGATCGTCGGAGCTGGCGATGAGATCCCGATGCCGATAGTAGGGGAGTGGCAGAGTTATACGCCTACCGTTGTTAGCGGTTGGACCGGCGGAACTTTGGGCGGGCGCTACAGACGAGTCGGTAGCAACATGGATGTTGAAATAAGTATTGTTTCTCCAACAAGCTGGACCGGCAATATTGAAGCGAGGATTCCTACGGGCTTTACTGTCGATACAACTGCCATCCCAGCAGCAGCTCCTGGAGAGCGCTTTCCAGTTGGTCAAGCCGTATTTGTCGATGACTCCGCTTCGACTCGATACCTAGGTACGGTCGTCTATTATACGACTACATCAGTTCGCATCTGGTCAACTGCTGGGGTAGATGTCTGGGCACCCATCGCCGGTAGACCTGTTGCAGGACAAAACGGTGCCGATGCAATCCATTTGACAATGACCGTCCCCATCGCCGAGTGGCAAGGTCTCTTCTCCTAAACCCTTTAACTTAACGAACATTAAACGAGGATCAAGCATATGTCACTTACCGGCACCGGCAGCTTAAGCCTAAAGAAAACGGATTTGTCCTCCGACCGCACCTCCGGCACCTACCGCAAGGTGCAGTTCGCCCACAAGGCCGCCGGCGGCGAGACCGGCATCAACCTGGCGGCCATGACGCTGCCGTCCTCGGAGATGCCTGGGTTCGTCCAGCCGACGCAGGCGGAGCTCGCGGCGTGCCAGCTTCTCTTCAACCAGCGGAACCTGACGCTGACCTCGTCCGTGCGCGGGACGCTCATCCCGTTCATGAGCTACGTGGTCGGATCGTCCACGCAGATAAACTTCACCGACTCCTTCGGCACCGCGCTTCCGGGCGAGGTCTTCGTGGGCGTCATCGACGGCACCAACCGCGACGGCGTGAGCGGAGCCGCCGCGAGCAGCATCGTGGCCACCGGTACGCTTCTGGCCGGAGCCAGCGACTTCAACGTCGGCACCCCGTTCGTCACGAACCTCTATCCTACGCAGCAGATCGGCGCGGTTTTAGTCTATCTAGACGGCCAGCTGATGATGCGGAACTCCGGCAACGCGACGGCTGCGCCATCCGCGGACGGCAACTACCAGGAAGTAAGTTCCGGCGGCGGTTACTCGAACCTGATCCGCTTTAATATCGTCGATAACTTGAACGACCGCGCGGTGACGGTGGTCAGCAACGGTAGCATGGTCGAGCAGCCTTCGGGCAGCATCAAGGCCACGGTAGAGACCTTGGCCGGACAGCAGGACGCAGTGATCCAGACCGTAGCGGCATTGGCCGGCGTTCCTACCAGCAACTTCTACGCGGCGCCGAACAACGTCGATATGCTTAGTTTTGGAAACTCGGTCTTGGCGTTGAACCAGAGCGCGGCACTGAAGAACGTGAGCAACACGTTCACGCAGCCGCAGAATATCCCAGGCAAAACGGATGGTACGGCGGTGGCTCCTGGGTACATTGGAGAACGCATCACCTGGGCTACTCCGCCGTCGCTTCAGGCTGCCACCACTTCTTTATCAGATTGGACAAATGCTAACATTGTTCTTACTCCAGGTACTTGGCAGATTTTTGGAAGTTTTTTTGTTACAGGAACAACTGCTACATCCATTGGAGCAGCAGCTACTACAGTGGTACAAATTACGGACGCTTCAAACACAGTTGTGCAAAATATGGAAAGTCAAATGTATATAATTAATTCCGGCTCTTCTGCCTTAACTATAGGTTCTACAGTGGCACTGTATGGAACGGTAAGTATTAACACAACAACAACATATAAAGTAAGATTACAGAAAGCAGAAGCTGCAGCAACTTGTCAAATTTATAATACTGCTTTTGCTCGCAGCGTGTTTTACGCCGTCCGCATCGCCTAAACTTAAACTAAATACTTGAAAGGATAAAGATATGAGTATGGAACTTGTGCGTAAACCGGCTAGCTCATCCAACGACGGAGAGCTAGACTCATCCTCAGCACAGACGATAGCAGGAGCGAAGACGTTTACGGGAGCGTTGACTCCTTCAGGTGGGATAGTTGGAAGGACGGACGGGGTTGCGGTGCCGGCTGGGATGATTGGGGAGCGCGTTACTTGGGCGAGTGCTCCGGGAAACCAGGCAATGACCACGACAATGACCGACTGGACTAACGCATCTATATCATTATCCGCTGGTGTTTGGATGGTTTACGCTAACGTCCAGTGCATCGCAGAAACAGGCACAGCGGTATCTAACTTTAGCTCGGCCAACGTAGTAATAACAGATACCGGTAATGCTATTGTCCAGGAAATGGACCAACAATTGATGTGCCGAACATCGGCGGCAGCTTCAGCCTTTCAAGCATGTACCTTGGCTTTCTCTTTTCTTGCTAATGTAAATAGCAGCACAACGTATAAAATTAGAGTTAGGCGTATTGACGGCGCGGGGACTGGCTCTGCTACGGTTTACAATCAAGGCACCAACAGGTCGCAATTTTACGCAGTCCGCATCGCGTGAGCCCAGCTATGAACGAACAACACAAGGTCATCCTGCCCCGCAAGGGGTCTCTCCCTGCTCTCGGCGCTTAACGACCGCGGGGCAGAACGGCCCAAGGAAGTGTGCTAAGATAGATATGGATACTCTGCGCTTAATCGACTCAAAGATACTAGAAAAAGCCAACAAGAAAGGTATCGTGAAATGACTACGCCACGCATAGACAACCTAAATAGCTATAATAATATGATTATAGGTGGAAATTTCGACTTCTGGCAGCGCGGTACGAGCTTCACCGCCGTAGCGAACAACGCCTACACCGCAGATCGCTGGCAGTACACGAAAGTCGGAGCAATGGTCGGCAACATCACAAGGTCCACAGACGTTCCTACCGTGGCGCAGTCCGGCTTCGCATCTCAGTTTAGTCTCCTGTACACGATCACCACCGTGGACTCGTCTATCGCCGCGGGCGAGGTCAGTCTCCTGAACTACAAGATCGAGGGATCCGACTACGCGCTCATCCACGGCGGTCAGAGCGCTAGGCTTCAGTTCTGGGTGAAGTCGTCGGTTACAGGCACGTACGGCGTTGCGCTTAGAAACAACGCCGTAAACAGATCGTACGTCACGACCATAGCGATCAACGCTGCGAACACCTGGGAGCGCAAGACGATCGACTTTACCACCGACACCGCGGGAACATGGCTCCTCGACAACTCGACGGGTCTTCAGATCTCGATCGTGCTTGATTCTGGCACGGATTTCAGGACCTCGACTCTGAACAGCTGGCAGAACGGCAACTTTGTTGCGGGCAGCACCCAGGCAAACTTCTCGGCCACCAACGGCGCCACCTTCCAGCTCGCACAAGTCATGCTCGTTCCCGGCAGCTACCGCGCCGCGACGAACCTCATCTTCAAGCGCGCGGGAAGAAGCATCGGCGACGAGCTGCGGATGTGTCAGCGGTACTGCGTTGCAGCCGCCACACTTCTTCCTGCAGCAGGTGGTGATGTAGCCGCAAACACAATAAATTTCTGGTTTCCTATGCCTGTTTTTATGCGAGGAACGATTAACTGGGACGCAAACGGCACTACATATGGAGTAGATTATGCCGTGGTGAATATCAACGGTACTAGTCAAAGTGGTTTTACATTAGCCACAGCATCCGCATCAGGTCTGCGCGCCAGGGTTATTGGCACAAAAAACGCGCATGGATTAACCACTGGGGTCTCTTTAGGCTGGGGCGGACTGGCCTTTTTTGAATCGGAACTCTAATCTAGATATACTACTCCAAACATAAGGGAGAACAATACATGGCAAAAGTATCACCACAGATCAAAGACATCGATTCTGCCATAGGACTAGAGCAGGAACCACTTACGTTTCTTCCTAGGGTCTCGGCACCTTTCACCACGGTAGTAAACCGCGCGCCGGTGGTAAACTTCGCCGCCGACGGACTTCCTAAGTTCGGCGTAGAGCGTATCATGACCCAGGGCATCGTAGAGGTACAGGGCGAGGTCGGTCCCAACGGCGAGCGAGTTTGGAAGCCGATCAACGACGTGCACAACGCGGTTAGGTTCTACGGTCCTTGGACGAATCCAATTGACGTAAACGGACAAAGACCTCAAGGTTCTTCTGGAGCAGTCTGTGAAATTACATTTTACGGAACTGGGCTAAATTTACTGAGATATAACGACAGTAGTAATAGAACTTTCAGTTACACAGTCAACGGAGGAAGCAGCACTAACGTAACAGGCGCTTGGGCCGACACTATCTTGGCCAGAAGCTACAGTTCTAATATAGTTTTTCCGATAATTAGTGGGTTGACTTTAGGATTACACACCGTACAGCTCACAAGCTCAAGTAATGCTTTCGGTGTGTTTGGCTACGAGGTCCTCAACACCTCCGCATCCATCTTCCTCCCGCAGACCACCTCGTACATCGGCGGCAGAAGACTGTTCCAGAACTCTACCGGGACCATGTCTCCTACGACCGGCTTCGAGTCCGGCACCTTAGGAACTCGCGGCGGCCACGTGCTGGTCTATCAGAAGGCTGACGGAACCATCGCCAAGGCCGTTACGCCCACCAACGCCGCAGCAGCTTTCCTGTCGTCGGCCGACCACACCAACGAGGAAGAGATCCGTCGGTACTTTCCTCGTGAGTTTGGTGCTGGTCGGGGCGATGATTTTAGCAGCTTGACGGCATCAGCAAGCAACCGCGCCTTTACTTTAGATGACGGTACGACTACATTGGTTGGAAGTAATGCACTTATAAACGATAGATTTGCTATTGGTTACGAATATCTAAATACTTCTGCTACTGGTGATTACGTTACGCTTACTTTTGTTGGAACTGGATTAGATTTAGATGTTGTTCCAAGCACCGCTGCAGCTACCTTGTCTATTGCTATAGATGGATCGGCTGTTTCAGGGTCAGTAACTTTCTCTACCGCCAACGTTAGGACAATAAGGAAAATATGTTCTGGTCTTCCATATGGAACGCACACTGTAAAAATCAATTGGACAACTAATGCTGTCGGCATTAATAGCTTCATCGTCTACGGTCCTAAAACTCCTACACTTCCTGCAGGTGCGGTGGCGCTGGCTGATTATTTTGTGATGGGGGATTCTACTGCAATATCTACTGCAGCAATAGACAGTGTAACTTCTGGAGCACTAAGAAAATATTGTGCACGAGAGTTTATATATTCTGGAACCTGGGCAATAACAGCAGTTAGCCCAAGTACTTTTCAGTCTGGACTAAACTTTCAATCTACAACTAATGGCGGATTTTGGGAATATAGTTTTTTTGGAACAGGGTTTGAGGTAAGAACTATTTTTGAGAACGCTCAAACTATGGCCTTAACAATTTCTGTTAATGGTAGTAGCAATCTATCGGGTTTTACCACACAATTCGCTCAGCAAAGCACAGGCTTAAGTTTCACAGCAAGTCCTACAGCTACTATATCTGGCACCTCAAGTGCCGTTGGTGTTGGTGTTTTGAGGGTTACTGGTTTAAGTTTAGGTCGACATACCGTAAGAATTACTAGTGGAAATACTGGTAGATGGTATGCCGACTCGTTCGACATCATCACCCCTATCCACTCGCCCAAGATCAACCAGCCGGGAGATCTTCAGAACACGCTTCCGGTCGGATCGTGCGCGATCGGTGATATGAGGAAGTTCAGCGCGGCAGCGGTCAAGCCGTTGACGAACTGGGCGCAGGCGATTGGGGTTACGAGTGCACCTACGACAACAAGTACGAGCTACGTACCGCTGCCTGATATGAGTCTTACGCTTAAGACCAGCGGTAATCCGGTTTTTATAACTTTTGATGCGCTTGTAACCAACAACACCGTAGGTCAGACGACTGACTTTTTCATATATGTCAACGGATTGCAAATACCAAACTTAAGGCAGGCGATGCCTGCCGCAAGCGGATACAGATCAGTTGTCAGTTTTGCTATGATCCAGCCATTAGCTGCAGGCTTTCACAAGATAGATGTATATTGGAGTGTCAGCGCTGGAACTGGAACAGCAATCGGTACAAACCGCACACTTACAGCTCGGGAGCTATAATATGTACTCTATCAAACTAGAATGGAAATCTTTTAACCTTGACCTTCAGGCAGTCGACGCTTGGATGAAAGCAAACTGCGGCGACAACTACTTAGGAAACTCTGCTGACGTTGCCCTCACGCTCTGGTTCAAAGAAAAACCAGAGAACGAGGAAGACGTCCTCGCCTACTGGGAACTTCTCGACGAGGAATCCGACGAGGCGAAGTCCTACCTTCCGGCCGAAGCGATCGCTAATAAGATCGCCGAACTAAAGGAAGGGCTCGTTCTTAAGTCGTGGGATGAGATGTCTGCGGCAGAGCGGAAGCTTATGCTGGGCAAATCGCCTTCCAGAGAAGATCTCGGACTCTGATCTAAGAGGACCCGTCAGGGTCCTTTTCTTTTCTCGTACAAAATTATCCGCACACCGTACGAGTCTTCCACGGGAAAGTTCTGCTGCATCGGCTGCTGGTATGCCCGATCCCAGTAGTCGGGCATCTCCTGCTCCATCACGTGCCGCGAGTGGTGCTCGTGAAACAGCTCGAACTGACCGATCCTGAAGCCGACCTCGTACCTCCATCCTACCGTCATGAACTTCGAGTACGTTCCTTCACCGTGGATCTGGTTGCGCCAGAATCCGTTCCTCAGGAACGAGAGGTCGAAGTCGGTCGCGATCCTGCCGCGGTACTGATCGCACGGGATGTCGGGCGTCAGCATCTCGCGGTTGCACGTGAACTGCATAAGCTTCAGAGAGAACCTGTCGAGATCCAGGTACCGAGCCTGCGCCTCGGTTGCAAGGAGCATGACTATCGCGATAAGCAGAGTTTTCATCTCTTCCTCCTGTAAAGTGGAAGGAGCCCGTGCTCCAATGCCCTTATAACCGCCTCTTCCTGGCCGTCCTCCATCGCGTACTTGTGACCGCTGAGGAACAAGACCATGTGACAGATCTCGTGGAACACCGTGCGCTCCATCTCGTCTCTAGGCTGATCCAGGTTGATGTAGATCCGCTTCTCGTTGTGGTACGTGACGCCGAACGTGTCTACGTACCCCTTCGGCATCTCGTGGCAGTAGATGATCTCCACGGCATGCCCGTATACGAGCACGCGCGACGGAAAGCCGCTGGGTTTTCTGCCGCGCTTCACTTTCGGGTGTCTAGCCACGATGTTCTCCTGGTCTGTCTGGGCGATATTCTACTCGACGCCCATGTACATCGATATCACCGCTGCGATGGCCAAGCCGATACCGAGCCAGAACATCCAGTTCACCGACATCCCCCGCACGAGGTACGGGTACGCCGCCGTTATGATGACGAGCCCGAGCTCCCAGGCGACACCGTAGAACGATATCCAGCTGGCGCGCTCGAGCCATCTAGCAAGAAGGATCCAGATCAGGTTCATGGTCAGCGCGGCCGCGAGCCCGAGCCAGACGCTGCCGCCGCCGAACACGATGCTGCAGTACCACCAGTATACGGCAAGAACGATCGCTATGGAAAAGACCGGTATGATTATAGGCATGTCTTCTACTCGAACATCACGTCTACGACGCTTACGGTTATTGTCTCACCCCGGATGACGACCCGAAGTCCCTCGAGCCTAAGGTCCTCGATCTCCTCGCCGAACCACTCCATCTCGACCGTCACGGCAGGATCGAACCTCATCAGCTGCTTGACCAGCACGTCCGGCTTCTCCTGGATCAAGAAATAGCGTGCGACCGCGCTCTTGGTCCTAGAGAGCTCGTCGTCGAACTCCTTCAAGAACCGCAGGCACACGTCGCGCACGGACTCTTCTGGATGCTGGGGTCTGTCCGACCGCGCCTTGGAGACGCGCCTTCGGATCATGGCCTGCACGAGCTCGCGGGGCGTACTCTTCATCTGTCGATCCTGATGCACGAGATGCTGCTCCCGTCGCTGTCGCGGTACACGTAGCACGTCGTGTCTCTGTTCCTGTCGTCGAACCTAGAGAGGCCGTTATCGACCACCCTATCGGTCATCCTCGACCAAGGGCTGGTCGCACATCCGGTCAAGGCAAGAGCAAAAGCCATCGTAAGAACTCTCATGCGTCGTCTCCTTGTGTTAATAATATTTTGCTTCCTTTGGAAAGATTCTCTGACTCCCACAGAGGCTGAAGATTGGTATAATGAAAGGCTTTAAAAAACTCATCAGGATTTGATAGATCGAAACTTGACACTGGAAGTATATGATCGATATGCCAGCCTTCTCTACCCCAATTGTCCCACGTCATACCGGGCTTAAATTTAGCCTCAAGATGAGCCTTTAGATCTTCAGTGCTGCACCCTATATACTGCTCATACTTTCCTAGCTTAGAGCCGCCTTTTATTGCGATTGACGTACGGCATCTAATCTGATTCTCAATCCTTTTTAAGAGATTCTTTCTCTTGTTTCTCTCAAACTCTCTTGCTCTGTTTCTTTTCTTCTCAAGCCACTGAGGATCTTGGGCTCGTCTTGCATACATTTCTTTACGCTCTTCTTGAGAGTAAGTCTTTCTCTTTTCTTCTTTATCAGTGCCTTTGTTTCTTAATCTTCTTAAGCGTTTATTTTCTCTTTCTCGTTCCGGATTTTCCGCCATCCATTTTGTGCGATGGTCTTTGTATCTTTGTTTATTGTTTTTAACATATTCACTTGCTTTTATATTACGGCACTTTTTACATTGATTTTGAAGTCCGTCTTTTGCTTTACTAGAGCAATGAAAGTCAGAACGATCTTTTTCAAGTTTACAGTTAGTGCAAGTCTTCATGGCTCTTCAACATCCATCTTCGACACCATGTCGTTTATCGCGTCTATCTGGGCCTGATCCTTCAGTTCCTGAAGTTCCTTCTTTGAGACGTACGTGAACCTGCCGTTCTCGTACCGACAGGACACGGTGACCTCAGCCTTTGAGAAGCGGCCTTTGGCCACGTAGAAGTTCGATACCGGTATGCCCTTGACCTTTATGATCTCGATCACGGCGGCGGCGGCCTCGTAGAACCCGCGAACCCACTTTATACGCGTCTCAACGTTTCTCTCTGTCTCGTCTGACGATATCGGGATCAGCTGGGTCATCACTATCACCGGAGTCTTTGCGTACTGTGCGTAGTCCGTGATCAGATCCTTGAATCGGTATAGGGCATCCGTCCGTTCGATGCCTGGCACCACCACTGACTTGTTGATGCGCTGAAGGAAGTCCACGATGACCGCCTGGTAGGCGCCGGACTCGTTCACCTCCTTGAGGATTGACTCGATCTTCTCCAGCGTCGTGCTCGCTATGGGATCGTCCATCACCGTGACGTACGGCTCGATCTCCAGGATCTTGTGTGCGATCTGCTTCCTGAAGCTCGCCGGTAGTTTGTCTTGGATGTAGAGGTTGAAGTCGATGCCGAGGTCCACGCATGCCACGCGCGCGATGATCTTTGCTTCCGTCTCCTCGTTCGAGACGATGAAGGACCTCATGCCTTGCGCGTAGAGCCCGTGTGCGATCGCGGCCGTCGTAGTAGACTTGCCCGTGCCTGAGGCAGCACCCATCAGGTACACGGCACCCGGACACAGCGGGCATACCGTGCTCAGGGCAGAGTTTATGAAAGGCACCGCCTTACGAATCAGGTCCGCGTCGCGCTCAAGTATGCCGACCAGGCGCTTGGCGTTGCCCGAGCCTTTGCGGGCCTCGATCTCGCTAAGCGAGTAGTTCTCGAGTCTTTCCTGCAAGGCTTTCTTCTGGTTCAGCTTCGCGATGCCTTCCTGAACCTTCGCCTTCTCGAGTTCCTGCTTGGCCTCGAAAAGCTCGACCTTTGAGTTTATCTTAGGCTCACTCATCTTCCAGCACTCCTTGTCTAGGTCCGCTAGACATTATCCGCTCGTGCTCCCGCATCATCTCCTCGATGACGTCGTCGTCTGTCACCATCTTGAGCGCGGTCTCTATCGTTATCTGCCCGTCCATCTTCGATACCTTTACACCCCGTTCCTCTCGAACCTCAGGAACCGCAAGCTCGATGTCAGCGTTGAACGTCGCGCCTAGAGCTTTGTCCCACCAGTCCTCGTGGCGCTGCGGGAACTTAGATCTCTCCCAGCGGCGCAGGATCTTCTTCTTGAAGGAAGGTGAGATCTCGGCGGAGGAGAAGCCAGCGGTCTTCAAGGACTCGAACAGAACCAGGAGCTCATCGTAGCAGGACTTGAAGTCTGGTCTCTCAGGAACCTCAGCTAGCCATCTCCGGTAGATGTCTTCCTGCGAAAATTTCGTCTTCTCTTCTTTCTTTTCTTCTATTCTTATTTGTGTGCCAGTTTTGTAACCCCCGTGGTCATGATTTGTAACCCCCGTGGTCGTGTTTTGTAACCCCCGCCCCTTGTTTCCTTGCAGGATGTCTATGATTGCTTCGTCGTTTAGGCAGTAGTAGTTGACTGTTTGTATTCCTTTAGAAGGAACTGAAGTTTGCTTAGAGTGGACCAATACAAGACCCTTTTCCTGAAGGTCTTTTGTGGCACGTCGTCGCATCTGAGCTCCCATAGCAAGATCTTCTTCTATGGTCTCAGAAAGCACATAAAAAGATCCGTCTTCAGTCAGATCTCCTCGAGAAGCGAAATATTCTCTTCTTTGGATAAGATCCGACAACAGCACGACTGCGCTATAGTTGCCTTCAAGTGTTTTGACTAAATGTTTGTTTATAAGCCAAAATGAAGTCTGGCCTAAAACATTAGCAAGCAAAGATCTCATATATCAAGCCTTCTTTAATGAAGCGGCAAGGTGCGACGCCGGATCGCCTCCCGCCTTCAGGATGTCGTTCCAGTCTACGCCCTCTTCTTTCACGAAGGCGTAGTGGGTGCAGGCTCCGGCTGCGGCCATCTTCTCGAAGGCCTTGATGCCTGCCTCGTCGTTGTCGAATGCTGCCACGACCTTTGTTCCTGATTCGATAAGCTCCCTGAGCTTTTCAGAGTGGTACTTTGATACGCTTGCGCCTGACGTTGATATGCATCGATATGGATTCTTGATAAGGTTACCGTACCTTAGGTTCAAGGACTGCTGAATGCTGGCTGCGTTTATGGCACCCTCGGCCACGACCACGTACCTGACGTTCGTACTCATGACCTGCTGAGACCAGCTCCAGAACAAGTACCCGAGTCTTGTACCAGGAAGCGTGGTGATCTTCCAGTCGTTTCCGTCCTCGTCCTTGCGAGGGGTTATGAACCTGATCTGTGCGCCGACGAACGTGTTCTCGTAGTAGTACGGGAAAACGATGCCGTCTCGCTCGGTGTCGTAGTACATCTCAGGCGGAGACACCAGACCGCGCGACCTAAGGTAGGCCACGCCTCTCTCGGCCTTAGGGTCAGATAGGGCAACGAAAGACCTCGGCCACGCCATAGCAGAGACTTCCATGTCTTTAGCTTCTTCAAATGTGATATTAGATTTAAGGAAGTCTTTAAGAGTAATCCCTGCCAGGGAGCAATATTCATACAGCGAATAACCACGCTTACACTTACCTTGACACCACAGCCAGATCTCGCCTGTGTCAGGATCTTTGTGCGCATAGATGCAGTCGTTCTTTTTCTTAGAACTTCCTGCAACCACCTTGCATATCAAACATTTCTTAAATCCTATGTTCATGTCATTCATAACACTTTACTCTCACTTGAAGAAGTCAATAAGGCTAAAATCTTCTTCTTTATTTTTAACGCCGTAGTCTTCTGGCTGCGGAAACTCGTCTTTGCATGTCTTAAGATTCGTGACTACAATCTTGACACCGTTATCCTGGTCGTTGATCTTTACAAGATCGATACGGTACTCGTCGCCGATGTAGAACGGGCGGCGCCTGTTTAGCCACCAGTACATCTTAGTGTCGACTGGTTTTTTAACATCTTTCTCGGTCGATACGGATTTCTTGTCTGACATGTAGAATCTCCTCATAACACGTTGGAGTTTTTTATGCAAGGTGGTTATACGAACGATCACGAAGATATGGTCGCATACGTTACTAACGATATCATTCGCATAGACAACCCACGAACGGATATCGAATCGGATATCATGACCGAGCTTTCCTATATCGACAAGTCCAAAGAGTATCAGCTCAAGCGCATGCAGAAGAACCCGTACGCCAAGGCGTCTCAGCAGTACGCCCAGCTTCAGAAAGAGTCTAAAGGAAATCTCTGCAAGAAGATAAACGATTCTTTGTTTATACCTTCGGGATTCATGAATCTTGTAAAAAGCAAAGTCAACACCGTCGTCGACACCCGGCAAGACACCGGGCCTCAGGTCTCGCTTCCGTGGGCTAATGCCTCATATTCCTTGAAGCTCAGAGACTACCAGGAAGAGGCCGTGGAGCTGGCATCCCAGAGCTGGCGCGGCATCATCAACCTAGCAACCGGGCTCGGCAAGACCAAGACCGCCATAGCCCTCATAAGAAAGCTGAAGCGCAACACACTTGTAGTTTGTCCAAGCAAATCAATAGCCTTACAGTTCCACAGCGAGCTCGTCGAGGCCTTTGGAAAGTCCAAGGTCGGGTTCGTAGGAGACGGTAAGTATAAACCCTCTACAGTGACCGTCGGCATAGCAGCTTCCGTATGTAACCGCATCGACGACATCAAGGGCCTTAACCTTGGCGTTGTAGTCTTCGACGAGACCCACCACACTCCCGCAAACACCTTCTATGCTATCGCCGAGGGACTAGGTGCCGTGGGCCGTATATACGGACTCACGGCTACCGCCTTCAGGTCAGACGGCAAAGACATCTTCATACACGCAGCATGCGGCGACATACTCGTGCAGCGCGATGTCTCCTGGGGCGTAGCGAACGGCTGGCTGTCTGATCCGTACTTCATAGTCAGGAAGGTGAAGACGGTAGGGAAAGACTTCAGAGACGATAAGCTCAAGTCATACAGAGCCCACGTCCTAGAATCAAAGGAGATGAACGACAGGATCATCTCAGACTGCAGAGCCTTCCACACTGCAGGAAAGTTTCTGCTCGTGCTGGTCGATCAGATCGAGCACGGCGACATCATCTCCTCAGCGCTCGGCATCCCGTTCGCGAACGGCAGGGACAAAGGCTCCGAAGTAAACATCCAGCACTTCAACGACGGCAATATAAAGGCACTTATCGCGACCGATGGTCTGGTAGGCGAAGGCGTCGACACGAGGAACGTCGAGGTCCTCGTCGTAGCAAACTTCACAGCGTCTAAGTCGGCCGTGCTTCAAGCGGTCGGCAGAGGCCTCAGAAAGACACCCACCAAAGACAAGTGCATCATCCTAGACTACGTGCCAGAAGGATCGACGATGCTCGCCAGACACGCAAAGCAGCGGATCTCCTACTACCTCGAGATAACGGACAAGGTGAAGATCGTAGAATAAGATCGTCTGTAACAAGACAGGAGTGTCTGTTCCTCCGCTTCTATAAGAAAGTGTAGCAGGAGCGCCTTGTCGGTCAGGTTGTTGGGTGTTAAAGGCAGCGTCAATTATCTGCTTGGCGCTGTCCGCTCGAAAGGGCGAACTATAGATCGACCGTTAGGCTGCGTGGGCAGAGCACGGCAGTTAGACGCAACCTGGGCATGTTGACAAAAGGCCCACCTTATCCCACACAAAGGAGATCTTCATGGAAAAGAACGTAAGATGTCAGGTACTAGAGCACGGCAAACTTCCCGTCAAAGCACATGCCACAGACGCAGGCTATGACCTGTTCGCGACCGAAGACTTCGACATCTACCCAGGCGAGGTCGTAAAGCATCCGCTCAACATACGACTTGAGCTTCCTGACTCTACGTACGCAGAGGTAACGTCCAAGTCAGGAAACGGCGTAAAGGGTCTCCTCGTCTATGCCGGCATCATCGACGAAGGCTACCGCGGCATCGTCCACGTCATCATGACGAACCTAAACCACAACATACCGAGCAAGAAGCTCTCGATCCTCAAGGGGCAAAAGATCGCCCAGATGATAATGCACCCGTACTCAAAGCATTACACCATGGAGCAGGTAGAATCCGTAGACAGCAACACCGACCGAGGGGCAGGTGGATTCGGCTCGTCAGGAAATTCTCTTGCTTGAGGAGAGTATGACTAATACTTCAACAATATTCGGCACTTCCATAAAGATCAATCAGACAAAGCTCTTTGATCCCGACTCCGTGTGGCCGCAGAACGTCGAGGTCTGCGTCACGCGCGTGCCAATAAGAAGGCGCGACGGATACTCTCAGGAGTTCATCAGGGGCTTTGCAAACAAGCTTAAAGGTTCTATGGTAAAGAACGGGGTCGTGTTTCTGGTCTGCTACGCACCCACAGAGGCAAAGTGGCGCCCTTTCGAGGTCGCAAAGGAGATGGTCGACGCAGGCTTCACGCACGTAGACAACATCGTCGTAGAGAAGACCTGGCTTCCAGGCAAGCGAGCAGAGAACATGCTCGTCAACAGCCACGACTACGTTCTTTTCTTCTGCAACGGCGATGTGTGGAAGCTTGATCGCAAGCCGGTCAAGAAGTACTCGATGCTTGAGGAGTCTGTGCAGTGCATCGGCAATACATGGCTGGTAGAGACCGGATCGCTTGACGAGGCGTACTCTGAAGACCTCGCAGAGCTTCTCCTGAGGACGGCAGATGCCCTTCCCGGCAGCAGTGTCTTCGATCCTTTCATGGGAAACGTTGCGTCGCTCAAGGCGTGCTTGAAGCTCGGCCATTCGCTGACCGGGTTTGAGACCGACCAGCGCAAGATCTCCCAGTACAACAAGATCATACAAGACTTCAAGAAGAAAGGCGCGTTCGGATGATGTACGTAAAGTCAAAGTCTAAGGATATGATAGACGATCGCGATCAGCTGCAGCAGATCGTGACTTCTACGTTGTCTCGTATGGCTGCCATCGCGGGTCGCACCTTAGGCCCTGGCGGAACTATTGTTCTTATCGAACGCGAGGGAATGCCTCCCCTTATGACGAAGGACGGCGTGACCGTGATCAAATCGCTGGGGATGCCTAATGCGGCAGCAAATACAGTTCTTGACACTTGCAAGGAGATTTCGCTTAACACAGCGCGAGATGCGGGTGATGGCACGACTACTGCGATCGTTCTCGCGGATGCGATTGTAAAGGCTGGATCTCTTTTCATGATGAGGAACGCACGATACAATCCTCAGCGCTTAGTAAACGAGCTCCGCAAGTGCTACGACAAGATCATCGTTCCTTACCTTAGCGAAGTCTCGATCAAGGTCAAGTCAGACGACGATCTAAGGCGTGTGGCCCTGATCTCGGCAAACGGCGACCACGACGTGGCAAGCGTTGTAGTCAAGGCTTTCCTTGCGGCAGGCGAGGACGGCCATATCCTCATCCAAGAGGACCAAGGCGGCGGTATGAGAGTAGAGACCGTCGACGGCTTCATCGTGACGTCTGGTCTCAAGGATCTAGGGTCTATCGGCTCTGTCTTCATCAACGATCGCGCCAACCAGCAGGTCAGGATGGACGCAGGTCTGGTAGTGCTTTTTGACGGCACGCTCAACGATCTGGTTCTGCCGGCAGCGATCCAGACAGCATGCGAGTCAGATCCTGACTTCTTCGGCAAGCCTATCATCGTCATGGCCCACGGGTTCGCAGACCCAGTGATCGAGAAATGTCTAAAGACCTCCAAGTCAGGCGTCACGGTTCTTCCGGTAAAGGTTCCCAAGTCTACTCTTGCAAACTCACGAACCATGTTCCTCCATGATATGGCAGCTTACACCGGTGCCACGGTGATGGATCCTGCAACTGCGGCAAGCTTCGACACGAAACATTTCGGAGCCTTTACATCTGCTAAAGTGAACACATACGAGACCTTCATCCAGTGCGAGTCAGACGCCGATCTCATCGACGAGCGCGTGTCAGAGCTCAAGGCGATAATGGCCGCCGCACACTCTGAGCATGACCGCGCACACCTTCGTGCAGCCATCGCAAAATTAACCGGCGGTATCTCTACTATATGGGTAGGCGGCATCACGGACGCAGAGATCCGCGAGCGTCGCGATCGCGTTCAGGACGCGGTCGAGGCCGTAAGATCTGCAGTAGCAGAAGGCATAGTCGCCGGCGGATGCGCGACCCATATCGCTCTTGCCGACCGCATCAGGCGATCAGAGCCGACGCCGGCGTGGGAGATACTGGCCGATGCTCTAGAAAAACCCTTCAGCGTTCTTCTGTCGAACTGCGGCGAGTACGACCGGTACGCTGAACTTACGTCGGCCATCAGAGAGTCCATGGGCACGTCCGGGACGCCGAAGGTCGTGTTTGACGCAAGCGCGCACGAGATCGTCGATCCGTTCGATGCAGGCATCGTGGAGCCGGCGAAGGTCCATCGCGTGGCGATAGGAAACGCGTTATCGGTGGCATCGCTGATGGTGACGCTTGGCGGCATCGTTGTGGCGCCGCGTGACTACAACCTTGAGACCCAGATGGAGCTCAGCAAGGCTGCGTTCAAGGACATGCTAAACGACACGGGTGAAGAATGATTGCTATCCTAAACAACCAGTACGCTAGATACGCCATAGTCTTCTTTGCAGGCATCGCCATGACGATCTTGCTCTATCCTAGTGAATCGACGTCGATCGTAGAGAAGGAAAAGATCCTTAATGAAACTCGCGCATCTTATGAGTCTAAGCTTCAAGAGTCCGAGAAGACCCTAAAGCAAGAGCGCGAGACGCATCAGAAAGATATCGAGACCGTTAGGCAAGAATCTTTCAGGCGTGAGCAAGAGCTTACGACGAGGATCAGTTCTTTGTCCACCGAGAACTCTTCCTTGAAGCAGAAGACCAAGATGGTCACGGTAGAGAAGGTCCATCCAGACGGCACCGTGGAAAGAAAGACCATCTCGACCTCCGAGCTCGAGTCTGAGACTCAAGTTATCGCTCAGATACAGAGAGAGGCCGAGGAGAAGATCGTGGACACAGTGTCTAAGCTCAAGTTCGAGCACGCCAGAGAGCTCAACGAGAAGACGTCCGTTCTTCAGACCAAGATCGACAAGCTCTCGCTGGAGCTTAACAAGAGCGAGAGTCTGCTAAAGGAAGAGCGCGAGAAGACATCGAGAACGACGTCTAATCCTAGACCGTTTGCGCTAGGACTAGGACTCAACACCGACAGACAGTACACTGTAGAGACCCATTACACCTTCTGGGGACCTGTCTACGTAGGTGCCTCGTATGATAGAGGGGGTATATCTAATGATAGAGCAGGCCTATCATTGGGGATAAGATTCTGATGCCTAAGTACAGATTCACGTGCAGGCAGTGCGAGGCCGAGATCGTCAAGTACGTTCCGGCCTCTACTCTTTATGCGGTGTGCAGCGTATGCGGAGGCGATATGCAGCGACTTATACCGTCTACGGTCGAGCAGTCTACGGTAAAAGAGATGGTCGACTCTTATTCCGGCATCCACCTTGCACCAGACAACAAAGAGATCCTTGAGGCCAGAAGGTCTGAATACTTCTGGGCAGTAGAGGTTCCAAGACTGGTTCAAGAGTATCCGCCAGATCACTGCCTTAAAGAGGGCTGGATCTACTACGACGAGCAGGGCAACATAAAAGTTCACACAAAACCACCGCACAAGAGGTGAGTGATGCGCATATCATCGCTGACGATCGAGAACATACTGTCGATCGAGCACGCGCATATCGACTTTCCCGAGAGCGGTCTTGTTCTCGTAGAAGGCTGGAACCACGACACAAACTCTGCAAACGGCGCAGGCAAGACCGCCATATTCGAGGCGCTTGCCTGGGGCATATTCAACCAGTTCCCAAGGTCAACGACCGTGTCAGAGTTCGTGCGAATAGGCTCGAAGCAGTCTAGGGTCTGCGTCGCCATCCATACTCAGTACGGCAAGATAGAGGTCGAGCGAAGCAGACCCAAGGGCTTCAAAGCCACCCTTGACGGTGCCATACTCATGGAGGAAGAGTATCTCAAGCTTCTGCCCATAAACTACCAGCAGTTCGTGATCGCTCAGTATGCATGTCAGACAGGAGGACTAAGGTTCCTAGAGCTGAATGACTCAGGCCGCAAGGACCTTATCCTGGAGCTCATGAGAGCCGACGGTTTCGCAGACGCGAAGTCAAAGCTTGACTCAGAGCTTAAGGACAAGAACGCAGAGGTCTTAAGGATGACGAACGAGATCTCTAACCTTCGAGCAAAGGTCTCTGCTTACCAGGAGAGCCTCATAGACGAGAGCGCCTGCGAGACAGAGATGCAGCGCATAAAAGAATCTGTGCTAGAGTCGAGTGCCAAGGTGTCTGATCTAGAGTCTCAGATCGACGACGAAGAAGACTACAGATATCAAGACACCATGGGAAAGCTCACGAACAAGCTCAACGAGATATCGGTCAACAAGGGCAGATTAAACGTCTACAAGAAGATGCTTAAGGACATGACCGCACCAGAAGAGAGCCTCTCTCCTGACGGAGAGTGCCCGTGCTGCGGGGTGGACATAGACGTCGTTGACGGTAGGTTCGTCAAGCACGACAAAGTTTCGCTTAAGGCCAAGGCCGACGAAAGAAAGGCCGCGTACGACAAGCGGCGAGAAGACATCGTGTCGAGCATCAAGGACATAGAGTCTAAGATCTCGAAAGAGCAGCAGATATCAGACGCTCTCGACAGCGTCAGGCAGACCATAAAAGACAGAGAAAGAGATAACAGGTCCGTGAGCAACAGGATCGCAGAGCTTAAGGCTTTCGTTAAGCAGTCTGAGATAAGGATGCAGATGATGCAGGCTTCTTTAGACAAGCAGTCTATAGTGTCTGAAAAGATACAGCACATCTCGCGCGAGATCCTAAAGCTCTCAGAGAAGCTCGACGAGAGAAAGGCAAGGATCGAGCTCCTTCAGACAGGGTCTATGATCCTGTCCCCGCTGGGCGTTCCAGCGTACGTCATGGACTCTGTGGTTCAAGGCATAAACGACAGGATACACGACATAATCCAGGTCGTGTGGCCGAGCTCCTCGTACGAGCTGTTGTCCTTCAAGGAAAATAAGTCCGGCAAGGTTACGACTAAGATGTCCGACAGCTTCGTGGTAGACGGCATCAAGCGAACTATAGGGTCACTGTCAGGCGGCGAGAGGAAATGTCTGTCTATTGCTATAGACTTTGCCATACTCAGCGTAGTGTCGTCGTATACCGGAGCAGATCTTAACCCATTGATATTAGACGAACCTTTTGACCACCTCGATGCCTCTAACCGCACAAAGATCGTGGAACTTCTTCAGGAGATGGCAAAGGATCGCTGTATAATAGTGATTGATCACGCTGCTGAGGCAAAGGCGATGTTTGATAAGTCAATAAGCGTCGTGAAGAAAAGCGGCATAACAATGGTATCATAAGCATATGGAAACGTTGATTAAAAAACTCGCTCAGCTGTCTGACCTGCTCAAGGCAAGTCTGATGCCAAGCCTAAGGATGCCTTCAATTGATCCGCCAAAGCCACCTAAGATGCCGTCTATGGCGCCAAAGTCTAAGAAGAACCCAATCAAGGTTGCGCAGCAGGTCGCGGCCCCTAGCGCAAAGGATTTTGCTATGCGACAAGCCACTTCTCAGGTCCAAGCGTCCAGTAACCCTCTTGCATACGCCACAAAATCCGAGGGCGAATCGCACCACTATCACATAACAGAGAACGGTCAGAGGATCACCGACAAGCCTATGTCTCTGTCTGAGATCAACGCCAAGCACGGCGGGGTACAAAGACTCGAGTCGGCCGGCTTTCGGCTCGTCCCCGTCAAGAAAGAGAAGCTGACTCTCTCCAAGAACGGGCAGTGGACTCTCACAAAAGAGTGACCGTGAAAACCATACTCGCGATCGATCCTGGCCAATCGTGCGGATACTCGGTAGTCAAGATCGACGGCGATCGCTGCGAGATCGTCGAGTACGGTTTCATAGACGTAGACAACTCCTCGCCGTACCTCGGTGACTGGTGCATAGACCTTCAAGACAGACTCACCTTAGTGCAAGACCGCATAAAAGCAGACGAGATCGCCGTAGAGGATTATTTCTACTCTACAAGGTTCAAGCAGGGCGCGAACGTTAACCCAGCCTACAGGACCGCGATTCATATGTGGTGCAGAAAGCAGGGTCTTCACTACGAGGTCCTGAACATCTCTAACTGGAAGGTGTTCGCTGCCGGAAGATCTACTCCCACCAAAGAGCAGAAATTGCGCTGGGGCAAAGAGCCGGCCAAGAAGCTTATGGTAGTAGAGGCACTGTGGAGAAGATTCAACATCCGCTTTCCTAACCACAGCATCTCAGAGGCCACCGGAAAGCCCATAATGTTCAGGTTCGACGTTGTCGACGCCGTAGCTCAGGGAATGTATGCCGCGTACCTTCGATACAACTGCAAGACGTACACGAGCCTAGTTCCTGTGCCGCCAGACTTTACCTTCAAGAAGATCAGCAAGAAACAATTCGCGTACGACGATCTTGTATAAAGACCCTCGATCAAATAAACAGCCACGGAGATCGAAATGGCAAACAGCAAGGTCAACATCGGTAAAGCAAAAAACGTACTTTCTAAGGCGTTTGTCGAGAACAACACCAGCATCACCCCAGAAGAAGCAGAGCACCTCATCGCAAAAGCAGAGCTCAAGATCAAGTTCCTGCGAGAAGAGAAAGCAGCAGACGACAAGCTCAACGCTGCCAAGCAGATCGTCAAGGACCTCAACGAGGGCTACAACTCTGCTATCAAATACGAGAAGGCCAAGATCGACTTCCTTCTAGGAAAGATCGAGGAGATCGAGTCTGGTGAAGTAAATCCGACATCAAGTCTTTCCCAAGCGTATCCGTGACGCGCGGAATGGTGAGCCCATAAAAGAAGTTGTTGCTCTAAGCTGCTGAAATGTATCAGCTACGTTACAGCTGGATAAGGCCTGGGCATGCCTAACTGCCCACCTAATCTGCCCATGGCGTATAATAGTCTCTGAGCTTTGCGTTCCAAGGAGACAATATGGCCACCCTGAAATCACTCTACTTAGACGGCAACAACGGCCTCAACGGCAAGCTGGCCGAGGCGTTCGATCTAGGCCGCAGATTCATACTTCCTAGGTACGACGATGTGGTTCTAGAAGATGCCGTAGACATCTCGACCACGTCTCCTATGTTCACCATCAAGAACTCAGGATCTAACGCGCCGATACTAGCCGGCTACACGGTCCGATATCTCGACTCAGGTGATATGGTCGAAAGGATCGTAGAGACCCCGGTTACGGCAGGATCCACGTTCGACACCACCGTAGCACCAGACAACGCGCTCAGCGACAAATCGCTGAGATACTCTAGCCCTCGTCCAGCCTCGTACGCCACCCTTCTCAGCGGTCTTCAGGCTGCTGCAGCAGCAGGAAAATCTGTGTTCACTGTCACGGTGACGACGACAGACAACACCACGTACCTAAGGCTCAAAGGCAACTATATGAAGGCATACTTCGCCGGCATATACTACGCCTTGAACAAAGAAGGAATCTTCAACACATACGAGGTTTCTCTGAGCCTTGACACTAGTCAGGTGTCTTCGACCGGCATAATATTCAGCTTCACGTTCACATATTCTTAATCCTATGCCTGTGAAAAAGTTGTAGAATAATCTCCAATATAGGAGAATATTATGAACTGGGCAGAGCATAGACATCATTTCAACAAGATGATCGAAGAAGAGACAGAGCTTCTGTATAAGAAGGGTCTTGAGTATGCCGGAGCCTCTGATTCTCTTGGCAACTTTAAGGACTGCGACGACATCGGCGTAGACCCTAAGCAGAAGCTGTGGATATACTTGTCTAAGCATCTATCATCTATCAAGAGCTACATCAAGAACGGTCAAGTATACTCTAACGAGAGCATCGAGAGCCGAATAGCAGACGCAAGAAACTATCTTGCTCTTTTGTATATGCTCATCCAAGAAGAGAAAGAGCAGAAGATCAAACTCCTTGAAAAGGCAGAGTGATGAAAGACAAGAAGAGCCATATAGTAAAGACGTACGTCAAGCTTGCAAAGAAGCTCAAGCGCGATATCAAGATGAAAGATCTTCAGGAAGCGGACATCACCAAAGATATGGTCTCTCACCATTTCGGATCTTTGTCTGCGCTCGAGCGCGTCGCGAGAAACTACAAGCCTGACGATTTCTTCGATGTCCCCGTAGAGAACCTTTACTCTCCTAAGGCTCTTGCATCGCTCAGGGACGACGTAAAAGCGCACTCAAGGTTCGTTGTGACTACGGCAGTGACCGGGTGTAACGTTCACGACAAGTTCTACGCGTCGATAAAGACGTACTGCAAGGAAAACAACGCGAAGCTTCTTATCCTGATGTCGTCTGATCCTGCCCACACTAAGTCTAGGGAATGGGGTACTATCGCATCAAAGCTCAAGGATGAGACCATCGTTCTCGAGGACACGAAGCTGAACTCGAACGTCTTCTTGTCTACGATCAAGCTTTCAGCAAAGCACATAGACCCGACGACGGGCCTAGGTCGCATCGGCCAGCGAAACGGTACGTTCATATATGCCTCTCCTAAGCAGAGGCTCAAAGCCGTGCCTACGTCCAACAAAGAGCTCCCGCACTTCATGATGACCACCGGCGCCATCACGGCTCCCAACTACGCATCTGACATCTACATGTCGCAGCGTACTGCCTACATCGCAGAGCACGACCACGTCCTAGGCGCGATCGTCGTGGAGATCAAGGATGACGAGATCTACCACTTTCGCCAGATCCAAGCTGACTCAAAGGGCGCGTTTTTCGATCTCGGCACAAAGTACACGTCTACAGCAACTACTCCTAGTAGGCCAGAGGCCTTCGTGCTTGGCGACTGGCACGCAGGATCCACGGACCCTAAGGCTCGCGAAGCGTGGTTCGCCGTGTCTAAGGAAACGAGACCCAAGCGGATAATCTTGCACGACGCCTTCGACGGCGTTTCCATAAACCATCACGAGCAACACTACAAACTCCTTAAGGCAAAGCGCGCCGAAAAGGGCCAGCTTTCTCTTGAAGAAGAGCTCAAGATCCTTGGAAGAGACCTTGACGATATCGCGGCCATAACAGACGAGGTCGTCATCGTAAAATCGAACCACGATCAGTTCCTAGAGCGTTACCTTCAGGAAGCGCGCTACGTTCAAGATCCCCACAACCATCGTGTGGCCCTGACGCTAGCGATCGAGGTCCTGGACGGAAAAGATCCGCTTAAGTCAGCCATCTCGCGCTTCGTGAAGGCAGAGACTGCCAAGAAGCTCACATGGCTGTCGATAGACGATGACTACACCGTCGAAGGCATACAGTGCGGGGCGCACGGCCATCTCGGCGCAAACGGTGCCAGAGGGAGTCTTCAGTCTATGGAGTCTTCGTACGGAAACTCTGTATCCGGTCACTCTCATACGCCAGAGATCCTAAGAGGAGCATGGTGCGTAGGGACGTCGTCTTATCTAAAGCTTGAGTACAACAAGGGCAGCTCTTCGTGGCTCCACTCGTCGTGCCTCGTTTATCAGGGCGGTGCTCGTCAGCTCATCAACGCCATAGACGGCGAATGGCACGTAGGATGATCGTATAATCCGATGGAACAGCCATCGGAGAAGAGATGAAAGCCTACCTTTACCTCGACGTCGAGACCACGGGCCTCAACCCCACCCTCAACGACGTCGTCCAGCTCGCGTGCATCCCTATCATAAATGGCGTAGAGCATGCGCCTTTCAACGAGTTCTGTCAGCCCACAAACTGGAACAACATCGACGATGGAGCCGTAAAAGTACACGGCATCACGCGCGAGCGGATGCTATCGTTTCAGCCGTCCGCCGAGCTGGTCGACAAGTTCGTGCGATACCTTTCATCCTTCAACGTCAAGTTCGTGATGTCTGGCTACAACACAAACTTCGACAGATCCTTTGTTGCGGCTCTGTTTCAGAAAGCCGGCAGACAGAGCCATTTTTCTTCTTTGTTCTCGAGCGAGATCAGAGACGTCTACGCCAGGGCAAAGGGCGTAAAAGACAAGCTCAAGACGACCAAGTTCAAGCTCGTCAATCTGGCCGAAGAGTTCGGCATCGAGATAGATGCCCACGAAGCCATGAGCGACATACGTGCCACGTATCTAGTAGACATGAAGATCGCAGAGATCGCAGGAGAAGAGTTCGCGGAGATCTCCATAGTAGACGAAGTAAGATCGCTCAACATCGCTCCGCTTCCTCAGCTCCACGTCCACTCTGAGTACAGCAACACGGACTCTGTGGTGTCGGTCGAGGACTGGATCCTATGGGCGCACAGCAACAGCGTCAGCGCGATATCGTTTCCAGACCACCACTGGGCTGCGTCTTTGTATAAGTCTATAAACAAGAAGTCCGTTCTAGACAAGATCAAGAAGCTCCACAAGATCTCGATCCCTGAGGATGCGATCACCGTGGTTCCGTCTATAAGCCTAAACGTGTCGCTCGACGGAAAGCTCGAGTACTTCAGGCTAAACGCCTGGGCGACGTCTGACGCCGGTTACTACAACCTTCTAAAGCTGGCGTCTCTTGGCTGGGACGAGTCAAGAGAAGATTCCGAGGTAAGGATCGCGGTCGTTTCCCTAGACAAGATCTCAAAGTACAGAGAAGGCGTCGTGTTCGGCACCGGGTGCGAGAAGGGCCTTATAGGCAAGCTTCTGCTTGATGCTTCTATCGATCTTGAGGGCTACGTAAAAGAGGTCAGGCGAAAGCTCGGATCTCTGGTCCTAGAGCTGATCCCAGTAGACGTCACAAAATACTTCAGCAAAGGCATCGGCTTCAGGTCCTATCAAGACGTGCCAAACCTAACGGAGCTCGTCAATCGCACTATATCAGGTCTGATAGACTCTCACGGCTACGACTTTATCATATCTTCTACGGCTAATTTCATATCGCCCGACGACAAGGTGCTGCAGGACGTCGTCTCTAAGTCGTCGTTCAAGGACAAGCGCTTCTTCTACGAGTCTAGGCATCAAAGGTCCATGGACGAGCAGTATGCCATACTCAAGCGCCATCTTGGAGACTGGATGAGCCTAGACGTCGTTGAAAAAGCAAGATCTAACGCTATGAAGATAGTAGAGAGATCTAAGACAATCAACATAAAGCACGAATATCACTTGCCTAAGATAGAGATTCCGCAATCCATACTAGACAAGACCGACGACTACGACAAGCAGCTCTACTTTCTTCTTATGGCAAAGGTCAAAGAGCACGGTAGATGGTCAGACGATCCGGTCTACGTCGCGCGCTTCAAGAAAGAGCTCGAGGTCATATGGAAGAACCCTAAGCTCAACTTCCTGCCGTACTTCTTGATGTACGAGGATATCTGCGCGTTTGCCAGGGCAAAAGGCATACTACAGAACCTGGCTCGTGGTTCCGCCGGTGGGTGTCTGATCTCGTACTATCTGAAGATCATACACGTAAACCCCATAGAAGAAAAGCTGCCTTTCGAGCGGTTTCTAAGCCACGCCCGTATCAACGCAGGATCATTTCCTGACATCGACCTGGACCTCGGCAACAGGTCTCCGGTGCTCAAGTACCTTCAAGAGAAGTACGGCGTAGGCTTCGCGCAGATCGGCACGTTTCAGAGGTTCAAGACCAAGAACGCGCTCAAGGATGCCATGTTCGCTATATTCGGTAGGAGCCGCACCGACAAAGAGGTCATGGATATATGCTCGACGATACCAGACTCGCCGCAGGGCTTAGACGAGGCCGACTTTTTGTACGGATACGTAGACTCAGAGGGCGTATATCACAGAGGCCATCTCGAGACGAACGAGACGCTTCAGAGCTTCTTCAGGCAATACCCAGAGATCGAGTACATCACCAAGCGATTGATCGGTCTTCCCAAGGGTATGGGTCGACACGCTTCTGCTTTCGTGATATCGACCTTAGACATCTCGCAGACGCGCGTGCCGACCATGGTGTTCGACGACGAGGAACTTGGTCCTGTGCCGGTGACCCAGTTTGAGGCTCCGATGGTCGAGAAGTCAGGCCTAGTGAAGGCAGACATACTAGGTCTCACGACCATCAAGACCATCGAACGAGTGGTAGATCTCGTGAAAACAAACACAGGCATCGATCTTCTCGAGGAAGACGACAAAGGCGTTCAGATGCTCTATCGCCTGCCGGAAGATCCAGGCGTGTACGAGGACTTCTATAAGCGCAAGACCGACTCTTCGTTTCAGTTCAACACAGACCTCATCAAGAGCTACATCAAGCAGTTTGCTCCGGTGTGTCGAAAAGATCTTGCCGACCTTACGGCGCTGTGTCGCCCTGGTGCGTTGGACGTAGAATTTATCCCTGGTGTGTCGGCAACGCAGTTCTACATAGATGTCAGGAACGGAGCCCGCGAGCCGGAATACGTTCACGAAGATCTCAAAGAGATCCTCGAGGAAACCAACGGCGTAGTCACTTACCAAGAGCAACTAATGGAGATCTTGGTTAAATTCTGCGGATACACGCTGGAAGAATCAGACCAGATACGGTCGGCCATCGCTAAGAAGAAGCGCGATGTGATGACAAAGGCGTTTGATAAAGTTAGGACTGAAACCTCAAAGCATGGCTGGACGCTTCAGCAGGCAGAAGAGCTGTGTAAGGTTCTAGAAGCGTACTCGAACTACAGTTTCAACAGATCTCATTCGGCCGCCTACGGACACCTTGGCTACATAACGATGTATCTGAAACGAAACTTTCCTCTAGAGTGGTGGACAGCAGAGCTCAACAACTCAGGCGAGGAAAAGATCCGCCACTACGTTTCCATCCTCGGCAACACGATCATACCGCCGTCTGTTAGAAATCCAGCCGACAGATTCACCATAGTCGGAAACAGGATCGCGGCTCCGCTGTCGACAGTCAAAGGTCTAGGTCCAGCGAGTATCAGGAACATAATCGACAAGGGTCCGTTCTCCTCCTTCGAGGACTTCGTTGCCAAGACCAACGGACCCATAAACTCGTCTCACTTCTGGGCTCTGTTTAAGGCAGGCGTTTTCGACGAGCTCGCCAACGAAACCGAGTCAATAGCAGAAGCTAGGGAGCGTTTTCTGTCGCACTACACAAAGCTAAAGAAGATCAAGAAGATCCCAGACGACGTGGTAGACGTCTCGCCGTTGAACATCTTCCTCAACCAGCGTGAGGTCTACAAGTGCTTCAACAAGGCCGTGCTCGACGATCAGTATATAAGAAACCAGATCTCGGACATGTGGCCGGCGATGCGAGAGACCAAGCGAAAAGACATACCGCTGGCGTTCGGTACATCGCCAGCAGTCCCTGTCATAGCGTCTGTCAGTGTGGCCGAGAAGCTTGTGGCGTCGAGCGAGTCCTCAGAAAACGGCCATAACGTAAGGGTCGCGATGATAGGACTGTATCAGTCCTCGGAGCATGCGGAAGGCGTCTCCAAGAGCGGAAGACAGTGGTCTAGAGTCAGAGTGGTTCTGTCTGACGGTCTATCGACCATGGAGTGCATCAAGTGGGACCAGAAGAAAGCCTTTCGCTTTCCAGTAGACTCGCTGGTCTACGTCATGGGCAACCTGAAGCGCGGATGGAGAGGCTCACCAACGCTCGAGATACTCGAGATCGAGAAGGTAGAGAGAAACGACACCAGAAGCAAGAAGACCCTGTAGGTACAAACATACTGCACAGCAAATGTCTCAAGGAGAGAATAATGAACAGCGTCTATGTCTCTACAAAATCTCCCCCTAAGATCATCTCGCACCAGGAGATGGTCCTGGCTCCGCCGACCTTCGTAGAAGAGGTCAGAGCATGCTTCAAGAAGAAAGGCGGTTCCGCTATACTGGGCCCAAACTACCTTAGGGCGATAGCCGAAGAGATCGGCCGCAGGTACGACCGCAGCTTCAACGCGTACCGCAACGTCGTCCCGCACGACTACATGGGCCGATACTGCGCCTCAGACGAAGAGGTCGCACTGGTGGTTCACGAGATGTTTCAAGCGCGGTATCCCACCATCTACCAGAGATACTATGAGACAGTCATAAAGGAAAGATCCTTAGATATCAAAGTCATATATTTCACAGGCGACGAGCAGGACGAGTCTGTCTTCTTCAGGCTCGGCATCGGCAAGATCGACCTCAGCGAGGCTGGTGCCCATCTCACGGTCGAGAAACCTGTGGAAGAGCGCAAGCCTTCCGTAGAGCAGGTGGTCGACAGGCTCAAGATCATGGAAGAAGTGAAGATCGACAGATCTGAGCCAGAGCAACCCAAGCCAGATCCTGAGGTCTCTGAGGCGTTAGACCTTCTTGTAGAGATGGTAGAGCTTGAAGAAAAACCTGCACCGCTGCCTAAGCCAGAGAAACCCTCTAACAACCACCGCCGAAACCGAGAGCAAAAGGCATCTTCTCAGCCTGTCGATAAATGAATTGGATGTATAATATCATTAGACATTGTGTCTATTCACTAAACTTAGGAGCTTAACATGTCAAAGACACCACTCAAGATCAACCTCGATTCTCTCAAAGAGCGCAAAGGCTGGAAACGCCACGAAGTAAACCAAGGAGACAACGTCTACCGCGTACTGCCGCCGTTCGGCGAGAACTCAGACGGCTACGCTTATCGCCGCTGGGTCGTAGCATGGCTGACCGACCCTCAGTCCGGCCGTCGTCGTCCGTACGCTTCTCCACGATCGTTCGGCGAAGATGCCTGTCCTGTTACCGAGTACATCGCTCGCCTCGAGAAGAAGCGCGAAGCCATCGAGACAGAGCTTAAGGCCCAAGGCCTAAGCAAGGAAGAGATCCGAGACCAGCTCAAGCCCATCAGCGACGTTATCTGGACCACCAAGCCAAAAGCAACGTACGTCTACAACGCCTGCAACAAGGCCGGCGAGGTCGGTCTTCTCGAGCTCAAGAAAACCGCGCACGACGCCATGAAGAAGCAGATGATGCAGTACGTGACAGACTACGGCCAAGATCCTACCTCTCTCCTGTCAGAGGACGACGACTCTGGCGTGTGGTTCAAGATCCGCCGAGAAGGCGAGGGCACATCTACCGAGTACTCGGTCTCTAAGAGTCAGGCCAAAGAGAAAACTGCCAAAGGCATCAGCTACATCGACGACCGTGATCCTCTGCCGCAGAACGTCGTAGACAACTACGACAATCTGGGCTACGATCTTACGACCCTCTACAAGCGCATGTCGTACGAGGAGCTCAAAGATGTCTTGATGGCAAATCTTTCCGTGATCTACCAGCAGAACCCAGACGCAGCGGTAGACGGCTTCTTGGTCGAGGAAGACGAGCTTCCAGCGCCTACACCCATCAAGAAGGCTCAGGCTCCAGCCGCAAAGAAGATCACGACCCGCTTCGACGACGCAGACGATGAAGAGACTCCTCCTTGGGAAGCCAAGAAGCCCGTAGCGCAAGCTCAGGCACAAACGCAAGCCAAAAAGCCTACACCGGCACCAGCCAGCAAAGCTCGCGCTTCGTCCGACGACGATATCTTCTCTTACGCAGAATCACTCCTCGACAACTGAGGTGAACCGTGTCTGTAGACCTTGCAACGATAGAGTCTACGCTGGAGGCGATCGACCTAAAGAAGATCGCCGAGTTCACCAGAAAGCTCAGCGACATCGGACAAGGCTTCAACAAGATGATGGCTCCCGTGTATCTGCGGGAGTTCATCATCGCGTATGACGTCACGTCAGTGATGCACGCTAAAGCGGTTCAGGCAGAGCTCAACGCAAAATCAGCAGTAGATACAGCAGAAGCGATCGCATACCTAGACAGAGCACCAGACTTCTTCAGGCAAAGAAACGAGAAGCCCACGGTCGAGTCCCGTAAGGCGTACGTGGCACTGGACCCTGACGTTCAGCACGCCAAGGAAGTTCACGCCAGGGCACAAGCCATGTCCCTCCTGATGAGGAACAAGGTGCAAGAATTTAGGTTCGCGATCGATGCGGTAAAGAAACTGTCAGAAGATGGATACATGACGCCTTGGGAAGGCATGAAAGGATGAAGTGTAGTGTCTGTGGATAAAACAGATTTTCAAATAAGGATTCAAAATAGCGGCAAAAGACAAAAGCTCTACAGACACTATTGTGATAAATGTGGTTTAGATAGGGGATATATTGTCTACTCTAAGATGAGTGATATTTCTTCTGCTGATAGGCCATGTAAAAAATGCAGAGATAAAGTGGTTGGTCTAGCTTCAATTGGTAGAGTCCCTACCAACAAGGGCAAGCCAATGAGTGAAGATATGAAGCAAAAGCTTCGCAAAGCAA